TCTATTTCAACGATATCCGCAGCCGAGGCAATGAGTTGTTTTTCAAGACCGTCTGCGGTTTTTACATATTGTGTTCTTTTCTGTGCCATTATTTTTTACTCCTTTTCAGCATAACGATATCCTCGTTGCTTAATTTTTGTATTTTTGTATCGTCAAGGTCATCCACGAACACCGTTTTGGTGGTCATATTTTTTAACTGCTCAAGGTTGATGTATGAAGGCTCGCCGCTGACCTCGACATAGATTCTGCCGCCTTCACGTGCTTTTGCACTTGAGAGTGTTTCGGTTTGTATTTGTGGAAGGATGGATAGTACTTTAGGGACCTTCGTGTCAAGCTCGACATCGAACTCACGCATTTTGGCAAGGTTGTAAGAGTGGCTGATTGTGATATCAGGACAAGGTGTGGCGCACTCCACATCGATTTTCTTAGGAGGTGGTATATCCACACGCTGTGCTACTTGCTTAGCCAAAACTATCACCTACGCTTTTTCTTAATTTAATCCTGCCGTTTTCCGTGATTTTCAATCTCGTTCCATCCTCTAAAATTTGATTGAAATCATATAATGCGCCGTCCGTAAGTTTTACGCTTTCCTTGGGTGAAATCAAAACCTCATAGAACCCCGGCTCCGTAAAAGAGCGTTCTATAATAGCGGGAGCATCTGCGAGAGATATATTTTTCACCGTAAACACGATTTCCTTGATACCCGTAAAGTCAACATCCGTCAAATTGATATGCAGGAGCGTATACACGCCTACATCTATTCTTAGTTCTTTCATAGGCATCACCTCTTAGGCTTGGCTTACACCAAACCCCACTCCGCAAATTTCTCAAAGCCACCAAGGTTATGGATAAATTCACGAGCTGCGCTTACAACGGTTGCATAAGGTAAGCCGTCAATGGTATCGTCACCGATAGCACAACAAAGCTCCACTACCTTGCCCGTTGCCTGTGCCTTCAAGAAAGCATAGATGTTAACGCTGACATCGGCTTTGGAGAGGTCTTTGCCGTGGAGTCCACCGCCCGTAACACTATCTGCCATATCCGAGCCGAGCTTTCTATTGGTAGCACCCGTGTCCACATCCGTGCCACCCGTCCAATCACCAAGTGGGTTGATTTCCGCCGTAGGATAGTCCTTGGCAAGAACCTCCGTTGCTGCATTGCTCTGGCAAATAATAAGCCTATCAGCATTCAAAATGTATTTGCCGTCAAAGGGATGCTTTGCGTAAATGTCCCTTGCGATTTTAGAGAGCTTTTTCTGCTCATCGGTCAAAGGCACACCCTTGAAGATGCCGTTATCACCACAACGCACACCTTTTTCTTGGTTCTTGGAGAGGTGTTTATCCTGTGCGGCAATGTTGATATTTACAAGCACATCACCTGCAATACGGTTTACTGCCTTGGCAATTTCCTCTCTTGAAAGTGTAGCCGTGGTTTCAATAATAACGTGGCAAGTGCCGTGACCTATGAGAACCTCTACTGCAATTTTAGGGTTTTCTTCTGATTTGTACGCAAGGTCAACGATAGCACCTGCAATACGGTCTGCCACCTTGTCGGGGTGACAGGGATTTACTTTTTCAAACATAATCGTCCTCCATTTTATATTCCTCGCCTGGATGCGAGTAGTTTTTCCATTAAATCGTCCTGCGGATTTTTACCGCTATAATCAACGGTGCAGTTTTCTTTTACGATTTGGTAAATTTCATTCCAGCTCCTCACCGCTTGGTTCATATAGTTAATGCCTATATTGATGAACGGTGAAGGGATGGGTTTTCCCGTGGTAGGATGCTTTGAGAGGAAACCAAGCTCGTTGGTCATCTGCTCGCATTGAATCCACCGCGCTGCACACATTGCATATCTTTCTATAACCTGTGGGGAAACAACGGTATGGCAGCCTATTTTTTTGAGCCATTCCCAGGTTTCCTCATAGATTTCCTTTGCCATAAAGCTTTTACCGTCCCTTTGTGTGGCGGAAAGTATATCTTTTGGCTTGGGCATTTCAACACCATCAACCTCGGGTATGTCCAAAACCTCTATGGGTTGATTGCTTTTTTCTGTAATTTTATCAATGACGGCTTTTTTCTTGCGACCTGCACCTGCTCGTGCGCCACCTCTGCCGCCTACGTTGTTTGATTTTGTTGGCATTTTTTTCACCGTCCTTTAATTACCCTTTTGATTTCCGCTTTTTTACGCACGACAGCCCACGCCCGCTGATTAAGATTTAGGTCCCGGAGATTTTACCACCCCCGCGGTTATTTTATTTTTTCTTCCATCTATCTCCTGATTCAGCAGAAATTCTTGAGTGACAAGATTTGCAAAGCGACATCAAGTTATCCTCTTTGTGTGTTCCGCCCTTGCTCAAGGGAAGAATGTGATGCACTTCTGCGGCGGGAGTTAGCTTGCCGTCTTCCAAGCACTTTTCACACAAAGGGTTTGCTTTTATATATCGGTTACGAATGTGCCGCCAAGCATTACCGTAACGCTCGGAAGAGTCATACGGTCTTTCGTACTTGTTGTACCTATCGTTCATAACCTTTGTGTGTTCCTCGCAGTACCTACTGTCTGTAAGACAGGGGCATCCCGGAAAGGCACACGGCTTTTTAGGTTTCCTTGGCATTACACCCTCCTTTGCATAACAAAAGGCCTTGGGAAATTTCCTCAAAGCCTTGTTGGTTGCGTTTATTCTTTTCGCAATTATATCATACCATATTATGCACCTGGTCATCTCTGTTCAGAGCTGTTCTTTCGTGTCATTTTTTATAAAAAACACAAAATTTTAGCAAGGCACAACGATTTTTTTAAGTGCGTTTTTATACCACCTGCGCACGCTGCTTAAGGAAAGGCAAAGCTCAAGTGCTATGTCCTCCCAGGTCATATGGTTGATGTAACGGTGTAAAAGAATATACCTTTCGTCCTCGTTTTCCAAGGCATTTATAGTGGCTACGATTTCTTCCTTCTTTTTCTCAAGCGCCACGTTCTCGGCTAGCAGTTTTTCTTCTTGCTCCCAATAACGCTCAAGTGCTTTTACAAAAGGTGGGTCGGTGCTGCGAGTACCGCTAACACGCTCACCCCACGAAGGCGAAGATATGCTATAGGTCATAGCCTTCAGGTTCTCAATTTGCATAAGGTTGAACCTGATCTGCCTCACGCAGGTTTTATATTGACTTAAATATTCGTGCGCCGTCATACTCACACCTCCTTTTTTAGTTTTTCCATCAGCACCTTTCCGTCTATATTTGTAAGAGTGGTAAACCACTTTGACAGGAAGAACCCCTCGCAATCCGCTACCATTTCCTTGGACTCCTTATGCCTAGGGTTGCGTTTCAAGATTTTAAGTGCTTTTCTATAGTCCTTAACCGCCTGCAAAATAATGGCGTGGGCAAGGTTCTCAATGCCATTTTCCGTCATAATCATATCCTCGCACCTCCCAGCACCGCCTTTACCGCATCAATTAAGGCATTTTGCGTTTTTTCCTTTTTGGCTATTGCCGTAAGCACCCGTTCGTCAATGGTGTCTTTCGTGATAATATGCTGTATTACCACCGTGTTTTTCTGACCTTGTCTATAAAGCCTTGCATTTGTTTGCTGATAAAGTTCCAAGCTCCAAGTGAGTCCAAACCATATAATCGCAGAACCGCCCTCTTGCAAATTAAGACCGTGTCCCGCCGATGCAGGGTGTATAAGTCCTACCAAGATGTCCCCGTTATTCCAATCACGGATATCTTCGGTTGTTTTGATTTCTCTCGCATCGGGAAATCTTGCCTTTATACGCACTAAATCGTGCTTGAACCAATATGCCACCAAAACAGGCTTGCCATTTGCACTTTCTATCAAGTCCTCAAGGGCATCAAGCTTGGCATCGTGAATTTTTATAGGCTTTTTGGCATCGGTATAAATAGCACCGTTGGCCATTTGCAAGAGTTTGTTGGAAAGCACGGCTGCGTTGGAGGCATCTATCTCCTCATCTTTGATATCCACCACCATATCCGAAAGAAGGTTCTCATATTTCAGCCTACCGTCTACGGGCATATCCACATACACCTCACTTGTGATAAGGTCAGGCATTTTAAGGTAGTCCTTGGCTTTCATTGAAATGGTAATATCACCGATTTTGTCATATATGCGTTCTTCCGCACCCGGCAAAGGCTTGTACGAAAATACCACCTGGGCATTGCGTTTATCGGGAGTAAAATAGCCTTCACGATATCGTGTTATGTACCTTCCGAGCCTCTCTCCCATATCAAGTACACGGAACTGCGCCCACAAATCCATAAGTCCGTTACTTGACGGTGTTCCCGTAAGTCCCACAATCCTTGAAACATACGGACGAACCTTGAGTAATGCCTTGAATCGGTTTGTACGGTAGGACTTGAAAGAGGAAAGCTCGTCTATGACAATCATATCGAAGAAGAACGGTAAGCCGCTTTTATTTACGCACCAATCAATATTCTCACGATTGGTAATAACGATATCGGCTGCCGCCATAAATGCCTTTTTTCGTCTTTCGGGACTACCAAGTGCTACCGAATAGGTAAGACCTTTCAGATGCTCCCACTTTTTTATCTCGTCAGGCCACGTGTTCTTTGCCACTCGCAAGGGAGCGATAACAAGGACACGCTTAACCTCACCCCTATCTATTAAATTTTTTATAGCCGTCAAGGTTATAACGCTTTTGCCAAGACCACATTCAAGGAATATGGCGGCAACCTCGTTTTCTTCAATAAACCTTGTTGCGTATTCCTGATATTCATACGGTTTGTATTTCATTTATGATTTCCTCCACTTTCATTTCGTCATTCAGGCAGTAAACCTTGAAACCCAAAGCCTCAAGCTGCTTTTTTCGTCTTTTTTGCAGCTTTCGCATCGTTTCACCCGTTGCCTTTGTTTCCACAAATGCCATAACACCACCCGGCATAAGCACGATTCGGTCAGGCACACCGTTAAAGGATGGGGAAACGAACTTCAAACACATACCGCCACGATTTTTTACCGCCTTACAAAGCTTGTTTTCTATTGATTTTTCTCGCATTTTGCCACCTCGATAATTTAGGTGGTGAAGGATAAGAAGGATAAAACATAAACTTTTCTTTTATAATTTTTCCTATATAATTTTCCCTTAAATAAATTTATACATTTATCCTTCTTTATCCTTCACCCATCACTTTAGGAAGTCCTCTTCGGGGGTAGTTCCAACCTGCCTATTTGGTGACAGGGACAACCCCTTCCAAGTCATTCCCGTTTTGCCTTTTTGAACGGTAAACCCGGCAACACGCAAGGCATCCGCAAAATCTCTATTCCTACGCATGTATTCGCCACAATCGGTTGCCCACGCACGATATACCTTATAAAGCACACCACCTGCACAGCTTTCAAGCTCACCGACAACGCAGCACTCCTCAAGGAAGGTAGCAAGCCAATCGTTCTCTTCACGGTATTTGCCAACCGCCTCCTTGACCTTGTCGCATTCGGGAAGACGGTAGTTATTCTTAATAAAGAGCATTGCGCCTTCGATTATCCACTTAAGAACCGCACCGCTTGCTTTTTCAATAAGCTCCTCACCATAGTCAGAACGAGGGTTCTTGATGTTTGCACCAAAGGGAGCAACAACAAGTCTGCGCCACGTACCTTTATCGTTACTACCCACCCTTGGAAGGTGATTCGTATATAGTACCGTGGTGTGTGTAGGAGTGAAGGTAAACGGATCATGATACTTCTTTTCGGCAGTAATACTGTCAACACTCGCAATCTGCTTGAGCATACTTGTAGAGAGCCTTTGACCCTCTTCCGTTTCACTTGCCAAAACAAAACGCTTGCCGAGCAGTTCTGCCAGGTCAACCTTTGTGTTTTTAGCTCTTGTGGTAAGCGACTCGGCGGGGATTTTACCTGCGTAATCGCCTAAAACCTCATAAATTGTGTTGAAAACGGTGCTTTTACCGTTTGCGCCATCACCGAAAGCGATGATAAGAGCCTCGTGGTAGACCTTGCCGATAGCAATAGCTCCCGCTACGCATTTGAGATATTCCTTGAAATTGCTATCCTTCTGAGATACTAAATCAAGACACTCCTCCCACATAGCCATACCATCGTCCGTAGCCGACACCTTGGTCATTTTCGTGCAGAAAGCCTCAGCTCTGTGGGGATAGACCATTCCCGTTTTGAGGTCAACGATGCCTGTGGGAGTATTAAGGTCAAAGGGGTTGGCATCAAGCTCGTTTATGCTTACCTCAAGATAGCTCTTTGCCACGCTCATAACGGCACGGATTTTACTGCTATCGCACATCTTGTTGATGTATTTGAAGTAGGCAAGAGCCTTCTTTATCTGCTCCTCGTTCTCGTCCTTTGCCTTTTTATCTCCGCTTTCCATAGCACTATCGCCGTAGGTAGCGTAAGTATCGTGAACCTCCTGCTTGGCAACATCGAACACACGCTTGATGAACTCCATATACTTCTGCTCGGCTTTCAGCTCGGACATCTCCCACTGCTTACCGTTCCATACAAGCCACCCGGTTGAGGGACTATAACGGATTTCACCCTTATACTCCTTTACGAAAAGCTCCGCCATACCGACATCGTTCTGGCTCTTTGGTTTTAAGGGGTTACCGAAATCATCTGCCGCCGTGGAACGCTCCGGGGTAAAGTTCTCAAGAGCGTCCTTGCGTGTAATTTTCTGCATTTCCTCTTCGGGGAGGGGTTCTGCAAAGGCATAGGTGTTGATGTAATAAAGAATCTGCCTAACCTCCGAGGGTGTATAGCCGCTTTTAAGCAACAAGGCAGAGTGCTTGAACAACGCACCGTTTCTACCGTCCCCGTCACCCATACCCGTGAACTTGGCTGCGTTCTTAACGGGGGATAAGAATTTAGGAAAGGTATCAATGGGACGGCTCTCGTCAAAGTCGCGGATAATCTGCCTTACCACGCCCTTGCTTTTAAGAACAACGTACATATTCTTGCCTGTACGAACGTCAAAGGTAAAACCGAGAGCGTCCGTTACCTTTACCACTCCTTTGGTGCAGTACTCACTGGTACGGAACATAAAATGTAAGCCGCGAGTGGTTTTGTATATACGGCAGTTAAGGTTAAGGTCGCATACGATGGCATACACCCTATCAGCCTCGTCACCATCGTCCACGTCCTTTACCGTAAACTCACCGTTTAATATGCCTGCGTATTCGGGCAGGTCTTTTACATCGTCATAGGAAAGCAAAGGCTCTCCGTTACCGAATTTTTGACAAGGACTTTTATCCTTGGTTTTTACATATCCTCTAAATGGATTTATCATTGAACGTCACTCCTTTTTGTAAAAAATACACTCATAGCCGTCTGCACGAAGGTTCAAGCCTTCCGCCCAGGACGGAGCTATGCCCATAATGTCCGCTACATCTTCTATGCTCGACTCTCCCGTGGGGACTTCAAGCACCACTTCATCGTGGACGTGCATCGTAATCTTGTATCCCGCCTTGTGGAGTCTTTGCATTGCCTCCGCTAAAATGTCCCTTGCCGTAGCTTGTACGATATTTTCCACGAATTTGGGACCGTAGCTTTCAAGTCTCTCCCACTTTTTCGTTGCGCCAAGGCCTTCGTAGGTCACCGAATCGGAGCCAAAATTGTTGACACCGATTCTCGGTCTTATGTACGCAAGACGTCTGCCCGACGGGAGCCTTATAAAGAGAATGCCTTTCTCATAACTAAAGGTAAGACCGTAGCAGGAATAGGTGTTTTTTGTCTTCACCACATACCTGGTAGCCGCATCCACCGCCCACCAGAATTTTGTAATGCGTGGATTTGCATTGCGCCACGCTGTAACAAGAGGCTTTAACTCGTCCTCTTTGATGCCCATAGCAACCGCACCCATTGCTTTAAGTGCGCCAACGGAGCCGCCGTAGCCAAGTGCCAATTCTGCAATCTTGCCTTTTTGACGAAGGTGACCGTTCACACCGTTCTTTTCAACGGGAACACCGAACATCTGACTTGCCGATGCACAATAGATGTCACCGCCTTTTTCAAATACATCAAGACGCCACTCCTCGCCTGCATACCAAGCAATAACCCTAGCCTCGATAGCGGAAAAGTCCGATACGATAAAACGATGTCCCTTGGCTGGAACGAAAGCCGTTCTTATAAGCTCGGAGAGTACGCTTGAGATATTGCCGTAGCATTCCTCAACGGCGTTATAGTCATTGGCTTTGATACACGCTCTTGCACCTGCAAGATCTGATAGATGGTTTTGGGGAAGGTTCTGGACTTGAATGAGTCTGCCTGAATATCTACCCGTGCGGTTTGCACCATAGAATTGGATAAGTCCCCTCGCACGGCTATCTGCACATACGGCATTACGCATAGCAATATATTTTTTCACACTTGATTTTGCCAGCTCTTGACGGAGCTTTAAGATTTCCTCTACATTGCCCGTTGCATCTTGGAGTAGCCTTTGCACCTCGCTCTTTGAGAGGGAATGCACCGCCTGTCCTTGTTCCACAAGCCAAGCCTTGAGCTGCGCCGGGGAGTTGGGGTTGTCTATACCCGTGATGCCTTTTGCCTTGCGCTCGGCTGCCGAGGTGTTGACCTCGTCACAGGTAATTGCGTGTTCTACGAAATCCATATCAAGGGCAATACCTAAATCGTTGATTCTTTGGTCGAGGTGGTAATTGTCCCACTCGGTATCGGATACGGGGAAAACGGAAATAATGCTTTGAATATTCATTTCCGCCTCAACGTCACGCTCGTTATAGTCTTTGAATAAGTCCCACTTTTCAGGGTTATGGTAAGGATAGTTTCTTGTTCTATGCCCGTTTGCGGCAGTAGGTTCACAAGGCTTGCAGAAATAACGAATAAGCTCCTTACCGAAGGTCAGCTTTTTCTTCTCAATGCCAAGAACCTCACCCACCTTTTCAAGGGACAAAGGTAAACCGAGTGTCGCCGCCCACACCATCGTGCAGTACCAAGAATCGGGACTAAGGTAAGTACCCGTCTGCAATCCGAGAAATCTTGATAGGCAAATACGCTCAAATTGGGCATTAAAAGCGAATTTTTTAATATTACTATCGGTTAAAGCAGCAATAATATCGGCAGGGATTTTCTCACCACAGGCAAGGTCAACTACACGGGTTTCACCACCATCTACCGAATAGCCAAAAAGCAGAATCTCAAAATCCTCGCTCTCCACGTAACGATAAACGCCCGCTTTGGCAAGGTCGACACTACTATAAGTTTCTATATCTATTGAAATTGTTTTCATTGAATTTTCCTTCCTTTTGAGGTAAGGGCGAAAGGTTGCCCCCTCGCCCCCAGTTTTGCCCTTAGTTGCCGAACAGTTCATCGTGGGGCAACTCATCAAACTCCTTGGTCGCATCGGTCTTACCGCCCAAAGGTTCGCCGTCACGCACCTTCTGGATGTTACCAAGACCGCAAGCAATGCCTTTATTACCGTTGGAGTTGAATGCATAGAAGTTGAGAGAAACCCTCGCATACACACCGCTATATACCTCACTACGGTCAAGGATAGGCTGCACTCTGACATCTACGATTTGAGGTGCGTTGATGCTATTTGCGTTTACGAAATAAGCATTTGCATAAGCCTCATCGTCTTCACGCTCGATATCTCCGTCACGAAGGGGAAGCTTGATTGCCGCCCTGTTGGGTCTTTTGCCACCGAACTTGCCGATGCCTTCCTCGATAGCCGCATCGATGGCAGCGTTGATTTTTGCTACGGTTTCCGTGTCGCTCTTGGGAATGATAACGGAAACGCTATACTTGGGGGTTGCGCCTTCGGTGGGTGCTTTAGGCTCCCATACATTTGCATAAGAAAGTCTTACTAAACCTGTTACTACTTTTGTCTTATTGATTGCCATAATTAAAAATCTCCTTTTATTTCATCGAATTCGTTTTTTGCCGATACATTGATTGCGGGGCGCTTGTCTGTATCGGGAACAAGCGTTGGTTTGCCTTGGGGTTTCGTTATCAAACCGCCGAGGATTTGTGTGAAGTCCTTTTTGCCCATCAGCTTTTCCATCTCGGTTATGCTAATAAGCGTGTGTTTGAAGATGTCGTGATACCCGGCGGACTCCGCTGCCTTTATCACCTCTTGTTCATCGGCATACTTTCTTACCGACCTGCCTTCAACGAGTTTGAAGCCTTGCCACTCCTTACCACCAAGAGCCTGTGTAAGCGCATATTCCTGTATTTCGTCCGCCCATTTCTTGATGTCGGGGAGCTTTGCCAAGACACCTTCAATCTCGGCATCGGTCAAAAGTGGCGGGAGCTTGAACTCTCCTTGTGCCAGCCTTAGCTTGTCTTCTGCTCTTGCTCGGCACTTTGTAGCCGCCTTGCAGAAGAGGCACCACTCACCCGGACAATAACTGCCTTCACCCTTGAATGCCATTTCTGCCTTGGGTTTTAGTTCCTTTTCTGCCCATTTCTTAAGTTTGCTTGCCGTGGTTTCCCAGGTTGAGCAATTGTCCCTTCGGGGTTGGAAAATCGTAAGCTTGACCTTTTTGATTTGGTACTGCTCATCGAACTTTGCTAGTCCTCCGAGGGAGTAGAGTTTCATTTGCGGGTTTTCTTCCGCCTCCACAAGCACACCTTGACCATACTTGAAATCAATGATGTGCAGCCTGCCACGGCTAACTATAATTGCATCCCCTGTGCCGTATCCTTCGGGAACGAAACAAGAAAAGTCAAGTCGCTGTTCTATAAGGACTTGGGCATCGGGGTCGCGCCTGCGTTCCTTTAAGAACTGCTCATACACAAAGTCCGCGTAATCGTCCGTGTGCATTTCCATTTCGTCATTGTCCCAAACGGACACGGGTCTTTCACTACGGAGCTTTAACCTGCGTTTGAGCTTATGCTCGGCAAGTGCATGCGCCGCCGAACCCTCCGATGCTGCCGCCGAGGTTCTATCCTCAAACTCAAGCTCAAGCCGAGCAGACGGATTGCAATTTAACCAACGGTGGGAAGACGATGCGGATAGCAATGCGTGTTGATTAGGTGGCATTCTTTTCACCCCCTTTGCCTGGGGTTTCGCAGATGGTGATGTTATCGACCATATCACCCGGCACGATTACCATTACCTTGCGGGTCTCGCCAAAGAGCTTTTTAAGTAGTCGCTCCTTGACGGACACCGTCTTGCAGGAAACCATACCGTCTTTCTGCGGGGTCTTTGAAACATTGATTTTGAGATTATGTTTCATTTTTATTTCCTCCTTTGAAGGCTCGTTTTGTGTTGTCCTTCGTTATACGGAGAAAACAAGGGTCATTTTCAAGGGGTGTTTTCAAAAAAAGTTTGAAATTTTTTCTGCACCTGCTTTAAGGTTTCTTTTACGGACATCCAAGAGGCACCTTCCGCCCTTGCAACATCGGACAAGGACATACCGTCCATAAGCATTTTTACTCGTCTGCGTTGCACCTCGGTCAAGGTTGCAAGGAACTGCGCCACACGGTTTTCTTCCTCTTTATTTGTATAGAGGGTGTCCGGGGTGTCCTGATCTGCAAAGTCCAAGCCTTCATACAGGAGCTTGTCTATTGAAAAAGGACAATGATAACGCATTTTGCGTTCATAGTTTTCTTCTTGACGTCGGCTTGCCGTGATGTACTCACCAAGAGCCTCGTCCACTTCGACTTCACTTTTTGTGCCGTCTGCAAATTGATAGATAATTTTCATTTTTGTACCTCGTTTGACTTTTGAATTTCTCAAAACGGGATACAAAAAGAGCCTACGGTCATATACCAACCATAGGCTCTCC